AGACGTAAGGCAATGCAGCAAATGGGGGCGGCTGCAGTAGCAGCACCGGTTATGGCGTCTGATGCAGCCAGAGGCGTACTGGATGAAGTTATAGCACCTGTAGCGAAGAAGACTGCCGGAGCAGTTAATCCTCTTAGTCAGTCTCTTGGTAAACTAGACGGCATGGCTACGGATTTCCAAAATGGATTTTTAAAAGGTCAGGATATTTTTCAGCGGGTCAAAGAAGGTAAGTATACCAACTACTGGGTGGCCTCACGAAGCAATCCAGAACTTGCTGCTCATGACGCTAGTATGAGTGACCTTGCAGAAGGTATGCGAAATGAATTTTTCGACAGCGTAATACCCGATTTGACTAGAAATAATATATCCGCATTAAAAGATGATGAATTGTTGTTCGCCGCAAGTGAATTGTCTGCTAGGGCCGATGATGCCTATGTCAAAGCGGCTGATGTTGATAACGGTGCGCTGGCAGAATCCTTGGATACCTCAATACAAGATGTACTGGATGAAATTTCCGCAAGGGGTATTAACACTCCGGAAACCCAGAAGTTACTTGATGATATTGAATACCGGAAAGACCCTTACCTTGAGGGAGCATACGCTGGAGAAGATTTTACACCCGACGCTCTGGGTCTGCCGCCTACAAATGTAGCAGCCAATATGGTTCCCAAGGATATGGGCGGGGAGATGCCCACGGTAGACGCACAGACTACGCAAGCCTTTGGTACTAACGGTGGACCGTCTATGCAGTCTGGTCCTGCAGAGATTGGCCCACAGAAGCGGGTGGATACCCGTCTTCCTACAGAGGTTGTTAAAGACGATACATTGAAAACCGGAGCAATGGTTTCGGACGGGGATTCCTTAATGGGCAACCCTAATATGTACGACAACCTAGTTATGATGACTGATCATTACCCCGGTCTGAAGAGACTTTATTCTGATGATGTTGCTGAAATTAGGGGCAATATTACAAACCGGATGACTGATAATATAGTTAGCCTGTACGACATGTCTGACAAGCTAGGTATCGCTAAAGACAGCGCAAATTGGTACGTTGGTGCTAATCGTATTGCTAACGGACTATCCACTCGCTTCGGTATATCGGACACTAAATCGGCAGGGGTTTTGGCAGTAATGTCTCCTCAAAAAGATTGGTTCCAGAATGTAGGTTTGGGTGAGCGCATTATTAAGCACCACACCGAATTAGGCCCAAATGCTCCTTGGACGCCTGAGATGGAAGCGATGACTGTAACAGTACCGCCGTCTAGGAAAGGCAAGGGCAAGTCAAATAATACTGCGTGGCAGGACGGTAAAAATGGGGCAATACTAGACGCCATTAAAGGCAAGGCTTGGGGCCAACTAGAAACTCCTATGGAAAAAGCATTGTGGCTTCGGGCTTACGATGAGGCCCACTTCGGTAAGAATTTCCGAGAGGTTAGCCCAGACGGCGATATCCTTGGATATGACATTAAAAAGGATGGTAACCCGTCTGCTATTGCACACCAAGGATTTGGAGACATTGCCAAGGCAGTCCGTATTTTAGAAGGCGATGGAACCCTAACCTCTATTTCACCAGAACTAGGCGGCAACAACAAAGTCCGTAACTTCTTCAACAACATCCTTAATCCTGACAGCCCTAATGACGTTACTGTAGATACTCACCAGATTGCGGCTGGGTTATTTAGACCTCTAGGCTCTAGCGCAGTAGAAGTGCATCACGGTCTTAATGGAGCAAATATAAAGGGCAACCCTGCCAAATGGTCTAACGAAGGTAAGGCTCAAACTGGTATGGCTGGCAGTTATGGATTGTACTTCGACGCTACGACAGACGCTGCGTCTCTAAGAGGTACACTTCCACGGGAGATGCAGTCCATTTCATGGGAACAACTGCGCACATTATTTCCTAATAATCTAAAGCAAGACAAAGACTTTGTAGCCAAGACTTCAGGTATTTGGAGAGCAGTCGATAGTGGAACTCTTTCCTCTACAGGTGCCAGAGAGGCAATTATTGAGTTAGCCCAAGAAGAAGGTGCTGGCGGCGTACCTCCTTGGAAAAATTACAAAGGCCTACGGCGAGATATCGGTGCCGGTACGCTTTTACTAGGCTCCGCTGGGTTGGCTACTGCACAAGAAGAAGAAGGCTTCGCCTCAGAACCGGATAATGAAGTGATTAAAGGGGCCGAATGATGGATGCAATTACAGAGCATCACTATCTGAACATTGCCAATGGCAAAGCCGTGAAAAACGATGACGGCAGTTTATCTACGGTTAAGACTAGGATTGTTGAAATTGATGGAGTTGAAACCTTAATCCCAACAGTCTGGGATGGCGAAATTGTTGACGATGCAACTGCAATTAACTTTGCCATTAATAGCGGAGTTGATTGGCCTACTCGTACAGGAGATTCTGCTGTTGAAGAGCTAGAGGCTTTTGATGCTGAAATACACAAACAGTTTACTGATATGACATCTCCAGAAGAAGCTGCTGCTTTATTAGATGCTGAGTACGGCGAAGGCACTGATAGCGCCGAGAGAGGTCTTATGATTGAGGAAGGTCTCTTATCCTTCGCATTAGGCGGTTTGGCAACGACTAACAAAGGCATCACAACGCCGGAAGGATTAACTATGGCTAAGAAGAAATTCCAACTGGACGATAAAGATGCCGACACAAACGGCGATGGCAAACTAACCACCCGCGAGAAGGAAATCGGCAAGGCAGTCCAGCGCAATGTAGACACCGAAATTACTGACGATAAAAAGGTGCAGATGTCCCACGGCGGTATGGCTAGTATGGGATCGTCTTGCGGTTGCGGGGCCATGTCAGAAGAAGACTGTATGTGTGGCATGATGGACGGCCTCATGGGATTTGATCTTGTATCGGGTAATCCTATCCCCCTTGGCTCTAATGCAGAAAATGTACGCGATGACATCGACGCCCAGTTATCCACTGACGAGTACGTCCTTCCTGCGCATGTCGTGAAATGGCACGGACTCAAGTACATCCAGAGTATGCAGACTGAAGCGGAGATGGGTTTGATGTCCATGCAGATGGACGGCCTTATTCAACATGTCGAAGAGAAATCCGATAGCAAAAGTTCTGAGGACGGCGAGGTATCGTCCGAGAGTAATTCCAAACAAAAAGATGCCAAAGCGGAAGCCGAAGCATCCGAAGAAATTTACTCCGGAGAAGGAGTAGATGTCGAGGTCGCTACTGTTAAAGTAGACGATCATTTAACGGATGAGGGTGACAAGGAATTGCGCCCAAAAACATCTAAACTAGCCGGAATAGTCAAAAAGAAGAAGTATGTCTAACCGGATAATATTGGATACCCGAATTGTCGGACCCAAGGAGTAATAATGGCTAAACAACGATACCAACGGGCAGAAGACCCAACAGACAACCTGTCTTACGCGGAAGAATTTTCACAAGTTCACGGGCAACAACAAGAGCCGGTTGAGCAATTGGATGCAGAAGAGGAATCCTACAAGAAACGCTATCAAGACATTCAACGTCACATCCAGACTGTGCGCAATCAGTCTGACGCGAAGGTTGAAGAAATGCAAAAGCAACTTGATGCAGCTACTCGTCAGCAGATTAGATTTCCAAAGACTGATGAAGAGGTGGAAGCGTGGAGTAGCAAATACCCAGACGTTGCTAAAATCGTAGACACAATTGCACGTAAACGGGCTAACGAAGCCTTGGCAGAAGGCGAGAAGCGTCTTGAAAAAGTAGAGCGTTTTGAGAAGAAAGTCCAAAAGCAAGGTGCTGAACAGCAGCTAATGCAGCGGCATCCTGACTTCGCTGAAATACGACAGAATAAGAAATTCCACGATTGGGTGGCTACTCAGCATTCGTCCATTCAAGACAGCGTGTACAAGAACAACACAGATGCAGATTGGGCTTCTAGCACCATCGATCTGTACAAGGCTCAGACGGGTGGTAGACGCTCTAATGGAGCAGCCCAAGCAGTAGGCCGCACAAGCGCATCTCAGCCGCCGTCTACCAGCCAAATGAAGTATTCTGAGAGCATGGTCGAAAAGATGTCTGACCGTGATTATGACCAACACGAAGAAGCCATTATGGCAGCGATGCAATCTGGCAAATTCTTATACGATCTTTCTGGTGCCGCGCGGTAACTAAGTGGCGTTAGATTAATAATAACTATTGCATTTACTAAACCATTATGCTATAATGGTTATATTGAACGACTTAAAGGCAGGACACTAAAAGCCTATTTTGGCTAAAGTAGTATACCCCGCCTAACTCTCACAGATAATGATAAAATTAAGGTCTACCGGACTAAAGAGAACCGTACACTTGTACGCCACCCTCTAAAGTGCGCCATCATAATTTTAATTGTCTGATCTAGCTGTCTCTGCGCGTTTCTATTGCGAATGATTGTCGTTCTCAAATCGCACAACGTCAGAGATTTTCTTCAAGCCATTTCATTCAAGGAGAAATCATAATGGCATTTCAATCAGCAGCCTCTGGTTCAGCACTTACCGGCGGCATTAACAATTCTGGCGCATGGAACAACCTTACGTCAGGTAACTTCAGCCCGATAATTTACAGCAAAAAAGTACAAAAAGCTCTGAGAGCCTCTTCTGTAATTGAGGCTGTAACAAACACTGATTACACAGGCGAAATCGCCAATATGGGTGACTCAGTAAACATCATCAAAGAGCCAGATATCACTGTATCTGCGTATGCCCGTGGTACTTCCTTGGCAACACAAGCGCTCACCGATGCAGCGTTTACTATGGTCGTAAATAAAGCGAACTACTACCAGTTTGCGATGGACGATATAGAAGAGGCACATTCGCACATCAATTTCGTGGATTTGGCAACGGATCGTGCTGGCTATAAAATGAAGGATGCAATGGACGCAGAAGTACTTCGCCACATGGCGGGTTACACCGATGCGACCACTGCGCGTACTGCTCTGGAAACAGGATCGACTAAAGCCGATGCTGGTGCAGACAATGACGAATTGCTTGCAGCCAACAAACTGCGCGGCAATGCCTTCTCTGGAGTTTCTGGCGATAGCACAAAGGCTATTCCAATTGCTGCAGACGGCGGTACTGGTATCATTACATCTCCTCTTGAGATTATGAATCGTATTGCTCGTATGATGGATCAGGCGAATGTCGATACTGATGGTCGTTATATTGTTGTGGACCCAGTGTTCTGCGAAGTCCTTCTAGACACCTCGTCGAAACTCATCAATTCCGACTTCGGTGGTGGTGATGAACTGCGTAATGGCAAACTGCCTAATAAAATTCGTGGCTTTGACGTTTATAAGTCTAACAACCTGCCGTACAAAGGCACTGGACCCGGTACTGCTACTGCGGCTGGTTCCACTGCCCATTATGGTGTGCTGGTTGCTGGTCACATGGGTGCAGTTGCTACAGCGCAGCAAATCTCTAAAACAGAGACTTTCCGGTCACCCGATACCTTCGCGGACATCGTGCGCGGCATGAATCTCTATGCTAGAAAAATCCTGCGCAGCGATAGCCTGTTCAATGCTTGGTACAACCTAGCCTAATAAATTTAGGGGCTGGCCTGTGCTGGCCCCTTTACCCCTTTTCTAAGGAATTAGTATGCCTAGCACGTACATATCTCTATGTAATCAGGTTCTGCGCAGGCTTAACGAAGTGGAAATCGTTGATGCTGAATTTAACACTGTGCGCGGGGTACAGGCGTTAACTAAGGATGCTGTCATTTCAGCACAGGCCAAAATTAATCAAGCGGAGTTCGAATGGCCTTTTAACGCAAGTGAGGAAACTGATACTCTCACCGCTGGAACCGAAGAATACGTCTGGCCTACATACTTTAAATCCCCTGATTGGAATAGTTTTCAAATTCAAAAGTCTGACAGTTTGGGTGTTGATTTTACCACGTTAAAATTCATGGACCGTGATGAATACTACCAAAGCCATCGTGATGTAGACCAAAACTCTGGAGTTGAGGGTAGAGGTACGCCTCTCTATGTTTTCCCTTCTCATGGCAACGGGTATGGCGTCACACCTTCCCCAGATAAAGCCTATATCATCAAATTCCGCTATTACCTAAATTATGCAGCACTGATCAACCCAAACGATCAAACCCGTATACCAGACAGTTTTGACTCGGTTCTGGTCGATGGTGCGCTGTATCAAATGTATATGTTCAAGGACAATATGGAAATGGCCCAAGCGGCATTTATTGCCTTCGAACAAGGTCTGAAAAATTTACAAACTCTCTACATTAATAACTATGAATACATTCGTGATACGCGAGTGCGGTTCTAATGCCAGATGAAATTCAGTCATACAAGGTGATTTGCTCTGGAGGATTAAACTCCAACGAAAACCATCTTGACTTGTCGGACAATTTTCCCGGCGAGGCTACTCGTTTGGTGAACTATGAGCCGTCACTATTTGGTGGCTACCGCCGCATCGAAGGATTTTCAAAATACGATTCCACTTACGGAGAGGTGACTGTAGCTGGTCAGACTACCGGCCAAGGGAAAGTTCTTGGTCTAGCTATTTTCAAAAATGACGCCACAGGCGGTGGGAATATTATCATAGCCGCACGGCAGGATGCAGGGGCATCCACATACTCATTCTATTACTACACCGCGTATATTGGCTGGAGAAAATACGCCCTAAATCATGGTGCTACTAGATCGATGTCGGCTAACGGGCTGACTGTGGATAAGCTACGCCACGTACAATTCAACTTCGGCGGCGGTAATAGAATTTGTTTTGTGGATGGTGTAAACGAGGCAATCATATTTGATGGCATAAATTGGGAAGAACTTAAATCTTCGAACAGCGGCGGTTATACCGCAGGTTCCAATACAAATACTGGCGGCGGTAATCAGTGCCTAAATGCCCCTTCCCTCGTAGACGTATTCCAAAACCATTTGTTCTTATCAGGACACACCGCCACCGGAGCGGCAATTGCCCACTCTGCACCTACAACTAGCGCCGACACTGATGGCTTCTACGATTTCACTGCGGCTTCTGGTGCTGGGCAGTTAGCTGCAGGTTTTGATGTTGTACAGATAAAACCATTCAGAGATAATATTTTTGTATTCGGTACAAATGCAATTAAGAAAATCACTGTAACTTCCAGTGCGGAATTTTCTTTAAATCAGGTTACTGCAAACGTTGGATGCGTTTCTGCAGACAGTGTTGTGGAAATCGGCGGCGACTTAATGTTTCTCGCTCCTGATGGCTTCAGGCCTGTTTCTGGAACCAGCCGCATTGGCGATGTAGAGATAAGTTCTATCTCTAAAAAAATACAAGCCACACTAGTCGATCTTATTAAAAACGAAGACATCAGTACGCTCAACTCTGTGGTAATTAGAAGTAAGTCACAGGTCAGGTACTTCATTGGCGATAGTTCCGCCGAAGTGATTGATAGTATTGGAATTATTGGCGGTCTTACCGAAAACACTGGTTCTTTGAAATGGGAATTTGGGGAAACGGTAGGTATACGAGCATCTTGCTGTACTTCTGAATATATTGGAACACAGGAGCTAGTATTACACGCAGATTATGATGGATTTGTTTATCAGCAGGAAAAAGGCATTAATTTTAATGGTGCCGACATTGTATCAGTATACGCTACTCCATATTTAGATTTTGGAGAAACTGAACAACGCAAAATCATGCGTAAACTAAACACTTTTTTACGTGCAGAAGGCCCGATGACAATGGATGTCTCGTTGTCCTACGACTGGGGCAATTATGACGTTGCTGTACCAAACAATTATTCCGCTACAAGTCTGGGTGGACCCACTGTTTATAAGGATAGGGACAGCACTTATA